CAGCCCAAGCGCAAATAGGACAATATGATAGACGCAAATCAACTATTCGCCACCGAGGCCATCGCCAACGTCGAAGCGTATTTGGCGCAACAATACGACCGGCGGCAGGCTCATCAGCCGAGGCCAGAAGTGCGGCAGACAAGGCGTGATGGGTTGGCGGTGATTGTGGCGTGGTTAGTGGTGGTGTGGATATTGATTGGACGCTAAATGGAAAAGTTAAAGAGTTATCTTGACGAAGCGGTGAAGTTTGGCGAGATAAAAAAGTTTACGTCTGAGTTGGCTTTGCAAGCCTTGCAAGCATTGCCGGACGCATTGCCAATACCGGATGCTAGTATCGTATCTGATGGCGTTGTCTTGTTTACTTGGGACAAAGGCGTTCATCATGGCGAGATGGAAGTCTATCCAAATAGCAGAGGATTGTTGCTTTACATCAACGCCAAAACAAACTACGAACTTGAACGGGAATTTATCATCGGCAAGTCAGTGCCAAAGAAGTTTGTTGATAATTTCAAGTTCTTTGCGGCATAGTGGTGTGGATACGGATTGGAAAGTAAGGCGAGAATGGCAGGCGAGATTAGCCGAAAGCATCAACAGTTTATAAATGAGTACATAAAGCTAAAATGCTCTAACGCAACAGAGGCTTATTGCCGAGTTTACCCAAATTCCAGTAGAGAAGCTGCCAGTGTAAGCGCCTATGAAATCCTAAGAAATCCTAAGATTTTAGAGGAGATTGACCGGCGGGTGGCAGAAGAAACCATGAGCGCCAATGAAGTGCTGATGCGGTTGGCAGATGAGGCGAGAGGTGACATTGGCGAGTTTTGGAGTATCCAACCAGATGGCGAGCCGGTTTTAGACCTACTAAACGCACAAGTGCAGGGTAAGCTGCACTTAATAAAAAAACTCAAGGTAAAGACGACGACGCGCACGATCTCTGATATTGATGTGACAACCAAAGAAGTTGATTTTGAGCTATACGATGCGCAAGCGGCAAAGAGACTGATTGGTCAGCATCACAAGTTGTTTGGTGGCGATGGGCCAAAAGGTACAGAAGAAGATCCTGTTCATCACGTAACTTACATAAGGGAGGTTAGACCAGTTGCCGCCACTGAATGACCTTTACCAGATTGCAAAAGATGGAGGCATGGAACTGCACTTCCATGCGAACCAGTGGCGCGCGTGGGATTCAGAGAAGCGCTTTGTCGCTGTTCTGGCCGGAACACAATCTGGTAAAACTTCTTTCGGTCCACATTGGCTTTACCGTGAAATCTGTTGGCGGGGTGCTGGTGATTACATGGTAGTGACGCCGACCTACCCGCTACTTGAAAAGAAAGCGTTGCCGGAATTCAAGAAGATATTTGAAACTACATTGAAGCTGGGTTCTTATGTTGGCGGTTCGCTCAAGACATTTACTTTTTCCGAAGAGGGCGAGATACGTACTTTTGGCGCAAAGCAGGACAAGCCGACAACGGTAATGTTTGGCCACGCGCAAGACCCCGATAGCTTGGAAAGCGCAACGGCCAAAGGGGTATGGCTAGATGAGGCCGGCCAAAAGAAATTCAAACTAGGCTCATGGGAAGCTATTCGCCGGCGTTTGTCAATCAACTTAGGGCGCGTACTCATCACGACAACGCCATATAATTTAGGCTGGCTCAAACAAAAGATTTGGGATCCGTGGATAGCAGCCGATAAGAATCACCCAGAGATCGACGTGATTCGTTTTCGGAGCATTGATAATCCGGCATTCCCACGCGAGGAATACGAAAGCGCACGGCGAGATTTACCATTGTGGAAATTTGATATGTTCTACAATGCCTTGTTTACCAGGCCAGCCGGTTTGATTTATGACTGCCTAAATGAAACGACCAACGTTATTCCACGGTTTACGATTCCAGACACATGGCAGCGTTACTTGGGTTTAGACTTTGGCGGCGTGAATACCGCCGGCATGTTCTACGCCAGAGAACCAGGAACGGGCAAGCTATACGCCTATCGTGAATACAAAGCCGGCGGACGCAGCGCTGCCGAGCACGCTTATTATCTATTGCAAGGCGAACCGATGATTCCCACATGTGTGGGCGGTAGTAAGTCGGAGGGGCAATGGCGCAACGAGTTTCAGCAAGGCGGCGTGGTCAACGGCAAAAAGTCTGCTTTACCTGTGCGTGAACCTGCGATTGCTGATGTGGAAGTTGGCATAGATAGAGTTTACGGCGCAAATAAGCGAAATGAAATCTATTATTTCAATGACCTTGATGGCTTTCTTGAAGAAAAACGCACCTATAGCCGAGAGTTAGACGAAAACGGCGAACCAACCGAAGCCATTGAAGACAAGAATAGCTTCCACTTTCTCGACGCTGAACGCTACATTATAGGCTGGTTGATTCGTTCGACACCATCATCCGGCATCATACAAGGCAAAGCCAAAGGTTGGGTAAAACAGTGACCTTTTTCGATTACGTTCGCTCTCTATTCCGATACAAGCCAGCATCACAACCAGCACCCCGCACGCACATCCGCGCGATGCCTGGCGGCCGTGCGTCACGCGACACCGCCGATAGCGTGGCGTTTGCGTCCTGGCTTGTGCAGCCGCCAAGCGGGTATCAAACCAACTGGCAAATGATTAACCTGGACATGCGCGCCATTCAGGACCGTTCGCCAATCGAACTAATGGACATGCTGGCCGACCTGTCGCCAGAAGTGAGCCGTGCGCTGTGGGATTATCTGCGCTTTTGCAATCCAGGCCATACAGAGAAGGCGTACCGCGCCGGTAGCGAAGTGGAAGACGACATCGGCAACAAGGCCATCAAGGCATTTATGGCAACGTTGGGCAAGCGCCACGGCACGCCAGATGTTATGATTGGTCGGTTGCTTTTCGGTGCATTTATGCGCGGTGCGCTTACGGGTGAACTGGTATTAGATAAGCGGGGTCGCATACCGCTAGACATTGCCACGCCCGACCCCGCATCGATTCGTTTTCGCAAGCGGCTAGACGATGAGCTTGGCGAGGTGTGGCAACCAGGTCAATGGCAAGGCGGAAACTTCAAACCGCTTGATATGGAGACATTCTGCAATATCCCTATCGACCCGCCGTTCGGGAGTCCCTACGGTAGGCCGATGGCATCGCCGGCATTATTTACCAGCCTCTTTATGCTTGGCATGATGCACGATTTGAAGCGAGTCATTCAGCAGCAAGGGTATCCACGGCTAGACATTGCCATTGATACCGAGAAACTAGCCGCCGCGTTTTCGATGGGCGGCGCCGGCAACGAGAGTTTTGAGGCTTACGTGCAATCGTTTGTCGATAGTGTCACCACTGCATTCAGTAGCCTTGAACCGGATGATACCTACGTCCACACCGAGCAAGTCACCATCAACCGGCCAGTGGGTATCACTGGCCAGGGTAGTTTAAGCGGCATAGATTCAATCATCACGATGCTAGAACGCCAATCGGTGCGGGCGCTCAAGACGATGCCGTTGATGTTAGCGCTTAATGACACGACTGGTGAGACGCAAAGCAATCGCCAATATGAGATTTACGTCGCCGGCATCAAGTCGATTCAACATTACGCAGAAGCGTTGCTTGAACGGCTTTTTAAGTTGGCACTTGAGGCGCAGGGCATTCAATGCGATGTGGAATTCCGCTTTGCTGAGTTGCGTGCCGCCGAAGAACTGCGTGATGCCCAAACCGAAACGATGCGCATCAACAACGCCAAAGCCAAAGAGGACGCCGGCTGGATTAGCCACGACGAAGCCAGCGAAGAAATCACCGGACACAAGGCAACCGGCGAGAAAGCGCCAGAACCGGCAACGCAGCCGCAAATCGTGCAGGACAATGGTGATGGGCAAGAAGCGCAGAACTCCGACCGGTTGGTGTTGTTGTCGGAGTTGCGAACGGCTAGAATGGACGTAGAAAAGGCAATGAGCCTGATTTCGAGTAATGGCTACCATGAGACGCTAGAGGCGTAGAAAGCAAACTTGTAACGATGGAAGAAATAACCGTTTTAGATGCGAGAGCGAAGAAAGAGAAATTGCGCATAACAATTATCGACCTCCTTACAGAGTTCAGCAAAGAAACCGGCTTGTTTATCGAAGCTGTAAATATTGAGCGTACCGACAATGGATTTCACCGGCTTATGTTAATCTATCAAGTTGAGATAGATGTGAGATTGCCATAGAGACGCTAGAAGCGTAGAAAGCGAACGTGTAAGGATGGCAGAAAATGTATGTGCATATCCACCCAAAGCCGGATGGTACAAGGTGAAATGGACACCGAGGGATGAGCCGGTAGTCATTATTGTGAAATTTGTTGGCGCTGAATTCTTCTCTTGGGCCAGGGATATAGGCGACGACGCCGAAGCAGTACGGAGAAAAACGGCGCAAGAAAAAGGCATGACGTTTGAGGAATGCGCGAGGCCGTCATCGATTGGAACATAACCATGCACCCAACTGACGCCGCCTTACGCGCTCACCTGTCGCAGATGCACGGCGCATTGTCTAACTTGATTGCAATCGAATCACGCGCCGTCACGATGCCAAAGCCGTCCAAGATGCCGATGGCTGTGGACATGGCCGACGACTTAACG